ACCGGATGGCCGCGCGATTTTTTGTACTGGGCTTTTTACTAAGGCCCAACTAGGACTGGACTCAAGGCCCAAGTTGGACTGATCCCTCGCTTTCGTCGTCCTTTCTCTGTGTGTTCCTTTAACTTTAATTTAAAATAACTTTTAAATTAAATATTTCTCTCTTTTATGGGCAATTTCGACAACTGTTCCGCACAATATATATACTGACTACGTGGGTAATTCTCGACCAAGTTACATTGATAAGTCGAAATTGATTTTAACTTTTTCCATTTATGAGCTCATTTACTTACTGAGCTGTGCATTACACGTGTACCATTTAAATTGATCGTGTAGAGTCAATTTAAATAATTGTATAAACTGATATGTCTATATATTCGCTGACTAGGAATGAGCTCATTATTACGTGGTATAAAGACAGTAATTGATAATGTATCCTAATAGGCACAAGCGTGCTTCTTTTTCTAGCCAACCACGTACTTACCCACGTAATAGTTTGTTAAGACGACAGCCAGTTGTCAAGCGTAATGATAACAAACGACGACCATTTCAAACTGCGAAAACAGTTGATGAGTCTATGGTCAAGGCCCAACGTATTCATGAGAATCAATACGGCCCAGATTTCTCAATAGCCCATAACACAGCCGTCTCTACATTTATTAGTTACCCTGATATCTCTAAGTCTCTGCCCAACAGAACCAGGTCATATATTAAGCTAAAACGACTTCGTTTCAAGGGTATTGTGAAAGTGGAACGGGTTCATGCAGGGATGAACATTGACTGTTCAGTGCCGAAGACCGAAGGAGTTTTCTCTTTGGTTATTGTTGTGGATCGTAAACCTCACCTCGGACCCTCTGGGGGACTGCCTACGTTTGACGARCTGTTTGGCGCTAGGATCCACAGTCATGGTAATTTGGCAATAGTTCCATCTCTGAAGGATCGGTTCTACATACGACATGTGCTGAAGCGTGTGTTATCAGTCGACAAGGACACCATGATGGTGGACATAGAAGGTGTTGCAGCCCTTTCTAACAGGCGTTTTAATTGTTGGGCTAGTTTCAAGGACCTTGACATAGAGTCACGAAAGGGTGTTTATGATAACATTAGCAAGAACGCCCTGTTAGTTTATTATTGTTGGATGTCGGATACTGTATCCAAAGCATCCACATTTGTATCGTTTGACCTTGATTATATTGGTTGAGTGTGTATAATAATAAAAATTTTATTTAAAATTTTTGGGCTGAGAACTATTACAACTACTCTTTATACATTCTTGGACAGTTGTCCTTACAAGTTCGTTTAACTGGGCTACGGACATGGTTATGTTCGACTGGGCCCTGTTTGCACCAACTATAGATGCAGACTCTCCCGGATCTAGGACGCTCGCTCCCAGCCTTTGCAGATCTCGATACGGATGTAACTCGTTCTGTATCTCTGAGTCGTCCTCTGATTGACCCATTCCTATTGTGCTCCTGGAAGCCCATGATTCACCAGGCCTTATTTCAATTGGGCCTCTGAGCCCAACTCTAGACATGGATGCGCATCGTATGGGCTTCCTCTCCCATTTCCCGTAGTCGACGTGCGAGAAGTCCACATCCTTATCCGTGAACTGTTTGGACAGGATCTTCACCGTTGGTGCTCTGAACGGAATGTCAACGGAATGTTTCGCCGTCGACAGTTTCAGCTTCCCTTTGAACTTGGCAAAGTGTGTCCGCTGATGAACGTTCGTGTCGGAAACTCTGTAATATAGTTTCCATGGGATAGGATCTTTTAGGGAGAAAAAGGAAGCTGAAAAATAGTGGAGATCTATGTTGCATCTTATCGGGAACGTCCAAGACGCTTGAAGTGATTCGTTGTCAGTCATTCTCTTGTCATGAATCTCCACTATTACAGAACCGGTGGCGTTGATCGGTACCTGCTGCCTGTACTCTATTACGCAGTGGTCTATCTTCATACAGCTGCGACTGAGTCTCGCCGTCAACTGCGCCGCCGTCGAAGGAAATTGCAGTATTATCTCAGTTAGGTCATGGGAAAGCTGATATTCATCCCGCTGAGACTCTATATAATTGAAAGCATGCGGAGGATTAACTAACTGAGAATTCATTTATAGAAATTAGGCCGCGCAGCGGCACCGCTTCGAGAAAATGAACAGGATAAAGAGGATATTAGGGTTTCGTCAGAAAGTTAAAGAATTAGTATCATCATCGAAGGTGACTCTCGAACGGGCAAGACGATGTTCTCGGAGAGAATATAGAGAGAGAGAGGAGTGATATAGAAGAGTTTGAATATGATAAGTTTGAATGATTAGGTTGTTTATATAGACAAGATGATAATAATGCGGTAATAATTAAGATATGTCAGATAATAAATAAAAGCTTAATTACAGAAGAAACCCTAGTGGCATTTTTGTAATAAAGGCTGTGTACACCGATTGGAGCTCTCTCAAACTTACTCATTCAATCGGTGTATTGGGGTACTATATATACTATAACCCTCATTAGAGGATCTTGACACGTGGCGGCCATCCGCTATAATATT